TCAAGTTCAGGAGCTGTTACTTCTGGTTCTTCAGGTGGTATTTCACTAAGTAACTCATTGAACATTGATGCACCATTTCCACCCAATTCTTCAGGACCAAAAAACTTTATAAATGTTTCTTTATTAGAAGACTTTTGTACTACTGGAAGTCTAACATATTGATGTTCTTTTTCCATTGAATTACCTTTATTTTTAGGGTCTTCATATGATAACAAATATCCATTATCATCTCTCAATGGGTCTGTTGCGTCAAGTGCTGAACCAGATATTGCAGCTCTTTTCTTTTCTTCTTCTAAAGATTTTAAAAGTTTTTGTTCATCTGCATCTTGTACATTTTTATAATAATCGGAAGTTCTAGCTTTACTATATCTATAAGGCATTTTATCTCACCACTTTAAATTCATAACCATCATCATATACTATTGAAGATTCATCTGATCCACTCCCACTTACTACTTTAATTTCAAACTTATAATGTCTTTCTGACTGAAACCCATCCATCCAAATATTAAAATAATTACCTTGTGAATCACAACTAACTATTGAACCTGTTCCAAATGGAACTATAACATCATCTGTTAATGAATCCTTTACTGAATAGTAAGTTCCATGGCCAAGTGATTGACTACCACTTGGTAAAAATTTTACAGTTAAAGCTGCAGGTGTTGTATCAAATCCTCTTGTTGGATATAATTCTCTACCTACTAATCTGAATTTTACTTTTGATTTTTCTTTATATTCTGGTTTAAGATTTTTAAAATAAACAGTTAGATTATCTAAATCGGTTGAACCTAAAGCACTTAAACTTCCTGTACTCCAAGATGAATCATCCCATTCAACTTCTAACTTTGGTGGAAATATTGTATTTGTTTCTCGTGAGAAAAACTTTAAATGTCCATAGTGTGTAGAATCACCTTCAGCCGAACCTGTTGCGGTTGTTGGATCAAATATTGAATACATACTTTGTGATGTTGCTAAATTTTGTCTCTTTACAATAAACCCATTGTTTGGAAATACTGAACTTGAGTAAATATGGTTCTTAACTAAATCACTTACATCCATACGAATGTCTGTTGTCTCGTATACTAAATTTTGTGAAGAACTAACTTCATACTGACTACTGATACTTGAAGTAAACCAAGTACCACCTTGTGTAGTACTACCACTAACCCATTCTGTTTTTGTTGTATCATTATCTCGATACTTCCAACTTGCTCCATCACTCAATACTGGGTCTCTACTATAATATCCAGTTCCACCTGTCCAACTTCCACTAACAATATATGTATGTAAAGATTGTTCTACTGCCAATTCAGATGATTGTGCATCATAAAGATTTATATAAAATTTTGCATCACTTGGAATCACTCCACTCTGTACAGAAGATGAAATGTATCCATAATCAAACTTCATCAAAATTCGTGATACTCCAACTGTAGTTCCTGTTGAATTAACTTCCTTTCTAACTTCTAATATTTGATCAATTCCTGTATTAATAGAAGAACTTATATTACCTTCATAAATTGTTGAGTCTACTATAGGATATTCAAAATAATACATTATACATCTCCTACTACTCTACCCTGAATATCTGTATTCGGAAATTTTAATTCGAAGATACAAGGGTCTAATGATGGATATATTACACCATCTTTTGTTGCTGATTGTAAATCATATACATGGCCACTATATCCACTTTCTGTTTGCCATTCATTCTCAATAACTACCATTTGTTTTTGTGGATTATCATCTCCTGGTGGAACTATACTTGCCACACCATCAACTAATGAAATTGCATAAGCAATATCACTCAGTATAATTGGTTGTCCAATTTGCCATTTCTTAATATCAAAATATTTCTTAACTGATTCTATTGCCTTTAACAATACTTCATTTTTATTAAATCCTCGTTGAGTAATAATTGAAAATCTACAACTAATATTTACAGTATAAGCATCTTTAATATTAATTGCATCTGTTAAAATTCTATATTGTGATAAATAAGTTTTTAAATTTTGTTTAACTGCTTGATTTAATGCTACTAAATGTTGATTAGCATCATAACCCAATACATAAAAGTTTAATGCCAAAGGATTAGGTAAAGTACTTATAGCTGTATTTTTTACAATCTTACCATTCTTAACTATCTCTTTAGTATTTGCTTCCAATTGTTCATCTTGAACAATAAAACATTTAGCAATATTACCATACTTTTGTGGTAATGAATAAACTCTAATAATATAATCTTCTTTAGTAACTGCTCTATTTTGAGAATTAAAGTATGCTAATGCATTTTGTCTAACTTCTTCATTACTCTCACCACCAGAACCTCCAGTTGCAGGGCCCTCATTAGTAACAACTAAACTTGTTTTCATATCACTTACTTTTGTACCATCTAATCCTGTATCATCGAATGTCCAACTAACATTATCAAGATTTGTAATTGTACCAGAAAGTGCATTATCTTTAACTGAACCACCATAAGTATAAGTTACAGTCAATGTAGTATTACTTGGAGCCAATCCAAATGTTCTTGTCTTTAAAAAATTACTTGGGTCAAATGAATCATCTAATTTATTAACACCCATCGATAACGATGAACCAACATTATCTGGATTTGGAATTATTTCTTCATCCGCATTTGCACTAATACCACTACCAAATCTTATTTCTGTTTTACCATCACTACGAACATACTTTGTAAATCTTTTAGCCGTTTTAATTAACTTTAATAAAAAAGGTGATTCCTTTTTATCTGTTGATAAATCAGGACTATTCAAATCAGAATTTTCCATTGAAGCAAAAACAGTATCTTGAGCCAAGAATGGAACTTCATACCACTTATCTTCTTTACTATCTGTTATTGACATAATATCAATTATTTTATCATTACTTAAAATAACTTTATCAAATTTAGTAGAGTTTCCAAATGTAAATTCTTGTGATGTTTTAGTTCCTGATTTACAAATTCCTTTTTTAGTTAATTTAAAATGAGATGGTATTTCATCTGAAAATTGTGAAATCTCTTGTTCCATATCATCTAATGAACTTGATACTTTAAAATTAATATCATCCGTCAATCTAAATGTTATACCATTGGTAGATGAAAATGTACTATCACCTGCTAATATTGGTGCATAATCTAAATTTGGTTGATAAGTTTCTCCAACTTGTACCGCTGGAACTTCTACACTAAAATCACATATTGCTGTGGAAGGACTTGAAAGTTTAGGTTCATATCCAAATGATTGAGCAATTTTATAAATATTTTTCTTTTCTTCTGCTGCATGTAATAACGATTCACGATATTGATTATCAACATAAAATGATAATACATCACCAACATATGCTGCCATCTCTATAAACATCATTCCAGGACTTGCCTCATTAAAATCATTATAAGCTTTAGGAAAATAAGATTTTGCAAATTCAATTAAGTTACTTCGTATATCACTAAATTCTCTACCGAGATATTGAACTTCCTTTTTCTCTACTTTTTGATTTGTATTATAATCTACAGCCATTCTATCCTCCTGTATTAAAATTAAATGTCATTGTTTCAAGTGCATCAGGGTCATCTGTATCTACTCTGAACTCAAGAGAAACCGTTACTTGATTAGGATTGGATTCATCCTGTAAAGTAAAAATATTTTCTGCTGTAATATAAGGTAACCATATTGCTAAAGCTTCTCTAATTGCATTATCAATTTTTTCTCCAATTGTACCATCAATTGGCTCAAATATAATTGCAGGTAAATCACTACCAAATTCAGGTTGAGATACTCTCTCACCTTTCATTGTTAATAAAAGATTTTTTATATTAGATGATGCTTGTTCTTTTAATGTTCTTGAGCGGGGAAAAAATCCCTCTCCACCTACTCCATATGTTAATGGAAAGGTACATCCAAAGAAACTATCTTCGTCATCATTTAATGCTGCTACTGATGGGTTATCTGGCATTATCTATTACTCTTCATTTTATCGTGTTTCATTAACTTACTATAATCCTTTGTTAGAGCATCTTGTACATGGTCTGGAACTTGATTTGTTGTAACTCCAGCTTCTTTCATAGTTTGAACTGCTCCAACTTCTCTTTGTGTTTGTTTATCACCACCGAACCCTGCTAACTCAGATACTCTACTTGAATCGAATGCTCCGCCTCCCATAGTTGGGTATTCATCCATTTCGCCGTTTCCTTCAATTCCACCAACCGTTTCATTTAATATATCATTCAAAGTTGTATTTGATGTATAGGTAACCTTCTCTCGTTTCTTATACTTTTTTCTAATCGGTTCTTTGAACTCTGTTTCAGTAAGTGATTTTAGAGAAGAAGATTTCTCCTCTTGTATAAATATCTCATTCACCTGTTTTTTAACTTCAATCTTAACGACTTCTCATATTATTTTTACTAGGTCTTTTTTAGTCATGTCTAACTCCTTTACGCACCACTTGGTACTTTATAGCCTGTAAATACAGTTGGTACAGTTCCCAATGGAACTCCAATTCCCTGTACTTGTTTTAGATGTGTATCAAATGCTTTTATTAGTTGATCAATAAAATCATCTACACTTTTATTTTTAATTCCTGCCGCGTCAATATATGCTCCAGTTACACCTGGAACTACTACAACACACATATTACTTGAAACGGCTCCTGTCCAATATATTTTTAATGCCGTATCTAATGCCAACGAAAATGGTGGGAATGGTAATGGACTTTTTAAACACCAATTTATCATTCCTGCCATTAATTTTTTTAATGGTGATTTAACTATTATTCCTGGAACAGCTGCACTTCCTTGTCCTTTTTGTGTTCCACCAAAATATGGTATACCTGGTACCGCGGTTTTAACTGCTTTATCATATGAATCAGCAATTGCCGTACCAATGTCATCACCCTTTTCTAAGGATGCTTTATATTCAACTCTAAATAATTCCCAACCTATTTTTTCTGCCACTTTATTCTACCCTATTCTTTGGACTTTTTATTGATGGTATACCTAATGTCTCACTTTTTATTTTTTCAAGTATTGGTAATCCTGCAACAACTTGTACAGGACCCGTAGGTGCCAACAATCCAGTTTCTATTAATGTTAAAATATCATTTAACACTGCTTCTAATTTATCTCCCAACACCAATGGTTCAGTAGCACCTGAACTACCAATTTTTGTTACTGGCGATTCAATTACTACTTCACTAACTGCTCCTATCGAAACATTGTTATGACTAAACATTCCAATATCTCCACCGTTCTTAGTATTAAATATAATCCTATCCGAACTTAATAAAATATTTTTACCCTCATATGGACTTGTAACTACTTTACTTTCTATTCCTGGAGTAAACTCTAATTTTTGATTTGTAGTCAAGTAAATACTTGAACCATCCGTATCAATCTTTTCTTCTACTGGTTGTTTTGGTTCAGGAAACTCATCTTTACTTTGTCCAACATTTAAAATAATGTTTGGTGAATCTTCATTTTCATTCTTTATATCACTACCAATTCTTATAGTGTTTCCATGTCTACCTTCAAATATTACATCACCCTCGTGTGGTAATAATTTGCGAGAATCTTTTGTCTTCTTTAAATAATATCCAAGTTCAGCACTTTTATCATCTGTATTTGGTGTGTCTAAACCAAACAAAGATTTAAGTGTGTTCTTTCTTTTTAATCTACTAATTCCATGTTGTGAATTAAAATTAGGATTACCAAATACATTTAATTGTGTTGTATAATAATATTGTCCAAGATACTGAACTCCTATCACAATCTCTCCAACTGCTGGTAAATTGTTTATACTTGGATTCATCGGTTTAAAATTTTTACATTTATCTATTGTCTTACCCTGTTCCGAATAAACAAACCTACCAAGAATCCCACCAATAAAAGCATAATCTGGTTTATCTTCAGATGTTTTTGGAAAAGATGATTTACTCTCATCTAAATGTACATCCAAAATTTCTACTGGTTCTAATTCATAAAATTCTTCCGATTGGACTAATTGTTTAAATAGTCTCATCGTTGATTCTACATTTTGTATTCTATTAGATTGAAGTGGTCCTGATTTAGCACCACCTTTCTTTTTCATTTTTACTGGCATTTAATTATCTAACTTGGATGTTATACTATCAGAATGATCTTGTAATTCATTTACTGTATGTTCTATACTTGTCATCAATTGTTCTTTCTCTTTATCAGATAAACCGAATTCTTCATCCGAATCACCATGTTTAGCAGCAGTAGCCAACCTCTGAACTATTGTTGCCAACTTAACTAATTGTTCATCATTCTTAACATTGATTTCCAAATACTCTTTTAGCATTGGAATTATTTGCACAGCTGTATCACCATCTTTGATAAATCCAACAACTTCTTTCATTAACACTTCTAATTGTTTTTTATTAGTTACTGAATTATCATAGATGTCTTTAAATACATCTGAAAGGGATTTTCCCTCGAAAACTTCAAAATCGATTGCCATAATTTTACCTATAATTTGATTGATTTGATTCAATAATAAATATTAAAACTTCAAAAAATAGTTATATATAAATATATACAAGTGTATATACCCATTAATTTTTTGAAATATATACTATAGTTATTAATGTCGGGTATAAAATCCGACTAATTGATAACTAACGGGAGATAAAAACCATGAAGGAAATCATAGCACTCGTAAGGGGATGGGTTGATGACATTGCTCATTTACTCTTATCCTTTGTAGCCATTGGTGCGGTTTCTGAAGTAATATTTGGAAGCGGTATCTTCGGCGTTAATGTTATTGGTAACCTAACAGCTATAATCAACAACTTCGGCGAATCGGGTTTCGCTGGACTCGTCGCATTGTTAGTGTTAGTGGGTTTATTCCGTAAGTAGTACTATATCGGATAGATAATAAAGGGGGTCGATTGTAAAATGGCCCCCTTTTTTTTATGCATTTTTTTCTATTTATATGTAACAGTTCGATGGAGCATATTATGAAAACTATTTTAACTGGTATACTTTCTTTTTTAATTTTCTTTGGTTCTGTACCTACATTGAATGCATCTGATATGAAGATGAACAATATGGAAGAAGTTAAGAAAAAGAAAAAGAAGAAGGGTAAGAAAATATCCAAAGGTAAGAAGAAGAAAAAAGGTTTCTTCTCAAAGGTCTTTGGGTCGAAGTAGTATTAAAGAAAAAAGGGGAAAATTAATTCCCCTTTTTTTTATTTCTTTGGTTGATTAAACCAACTTCCTGTCCATCGAGTTTCAATCGAACCTGTAGCCAGATATGATTTCTGTAACTGATTGTGATGTTTCTTCATCACATTAATTACTCTCGTAATATGTTGTGTGTTTGAACCTGTCATCTCACGAATCAAGATATACAAAGCCTTCTTATTGAAGTTATCGATATTATCTTTCATATCCATCAACTCAACAACAGCATTTGCAACATCTAAATCTTTCTTTCGTTTAAAGACTACAGTTAGATTGTTTCTCCAATAATC